GGATATTGAAGTTGTTCACCGCCCACGTCAAACGGCTCATTCAGGCTAACCACCTGACCATCTGCAGCCATATGATCATCCCTTGACTCAGAAGAGAAGGCCGAGAGCCAACCCTTCTTCTCCACAAATTCAGATTGCCTATATCCCTCAACCTGGCCCCAGTTTTCAACCTTTGCCGTCTCTGTCCTGGCCCATAGCCGAGATCGCCACGTAGAGAATTCATCTACCTGATGGGTGATGAGTTGCGTAAATTCCTCAACCGTCCAGCTCTCTTTTACTGCCCTCTGGAGGGTACGATAGATAATGTCAATAAGCGTCTCATTCACAACGGTTCCAGAATTAAAAACCATCTGTTGTAATGCTGCCTCTAGCTCGGGGGTCAACAGAAATCCCTCATCTTTAAAAACCGCCTTTGCTTCAAGATCATAGAGAAAGCCCCGAGATGTTACCTTCCCGGCCTCTCCAGCTTTTGCAAGAGTCTCCCAGTACCAGGGCTTAAAATCCTTGATATACTTATCCGTCTCTTCCCCAATCTCAATCAGCCTCATTGGGGCAACAGAGGCCAGGTCATCAACGCCCTTCAATCGCTCAGCAATTAACTTCGCCTGACGCTTGATGTATTTAACCGCTATCGGGATATACGCCTTCTCCTTTGCCTCGACTCGCTTGACAAAATTCTCCCATAGCGCCTTTTTGCGGGTCTCCTCGGCCCAGAAAGAGCTTTTTATATCCTTATGCTCAGGGAGCGCCTTCGTTTTCTTCCCGGACTCTGTACCAATGGGAATAAGCCCCATCTTCATAAAATATTGATCGCCCCCCTCATAGGGTTCATCACCATAGAACTCACGCCGGATCTGATTAGGTGTTTTTATTGCATGTTCAATTAAACGCTGTGCTACACTTGACCGCCTCTCCTCATCCTCTTGGAGTACCTTGATATTTGAGTAATCGAATTTAAAGAAATAGGACTCATCGAAGTGAGGTGCCAGGTTGAGCGTCATCTTATCCGCAACAAGATCGAGGAGTGGCATTACACAATCCTCCCAGAACTTCTTGCTCTGGACTTCCATGTTGCTGTAATTCGCATATTCTAAGAGGCCCACAATTGAGGGCGGTACGCTTCCGGGGAGCGTGGCCAGTAATTCCTCGCGGTTCATCTTCCGCATCTCACCGTATGAGGCATCTTTTGGTGTCTTGCCTAGCTCCTGTATCTTTGTGCCCCCATAGATATATCCAAACTTCCCCTTATTTTTTGATCCCCCATGCCTTTCGTTCCAATTTCTTTTAAATGCAGAAAAATCTTTCTCGTTTGGTTTCTCCGGGAAATCGAAAACCCAAGGGGGCATTGCATCATTTTCAAAGAATTTCTTATTATAAGCCATAGCATTAAATTCTAGGATCGCCGTATTCTTCGCTGGCTGCATGGCCCCCATTCCCCGGAAGTAGGAATCCGGGTTAGGAAGCTTAAAATGTATGATCTCTGACGGGTCAAGGTCTCTTAGCTTGTTCGTCTGGCTTGATTTGAATACATACTTCTCGATGAATTTCGTGGGATGATCCTTGATCTGTATCTGCTCCGGCTTAATCCACCATATCTCAACGGGTGGGTTTGATTGGTCAATTACAACATCGGGGAATTTCCTTTGCTGCGCCCCCACAAGATTCCAGAAATGGTTGCCCGGGATTGATAAATTTATAACCGTTATTTGAAGCAGCTCCCGATAAGAGAGAAATTGATTTGGCCGCCTTATGAGCTTATTGATGTCCTCACCCAAAACCTCTTCTTGCTCTTCTCCCAGGTCCCGATATACCTTGAGCGTAGGCTTTGGAGCAGCTATCGCTAGGGCCATCGCTCCAGCATAGAGCCAGGGAAGGGAATTAAAAGCGTCTACAAAGTCCTTATAATCACCAGGCTTGGTTGACTCTGGATAATCCGAAGGATCGCTCTCGATCTCGGTTGCCATAAATCCAGCCCCCTTCTTGATCGGACTCCCATAGCCCATCTTTGCTAATCGCTTCTCCAGAAATTTATCTAATAGCCCCATTACATCACCCCAAAGCCGAATTGTCTTCTCTTACAATGTGTATAAATCCCATAGCGGATCGCATCCATCGCATGATTATCAAAATCGACAGGAACAGGAAGGTATTCGCCATTCTTGTCTTGCTTTCTGACATATGATCGCTGTTCCTTTGATATATTCTCCGATCCATCAACGATATGAATTTTTAACGATTGAAGATAGTCAATCCCCGCCCTTACGCTATCCGCTCCTTTCTCACATGGCTTGACATTGAACCCCTCGCGGTGAAGCTCCTCAATAGACTTGGGCTCTGCGGAATCAGCATATATGTCAGCACTCTCGCTGACGCCTCGATCCCTCATCTTCTGGGCCAACGCCTGATTTGTCAGCTCTTTCTCATAAATTACCTCTTCAACCCAGAACTCATCTGCTTTACGATATATGCGGATAAGGGCAGCCGGGTCTATGCTGTAGCCGAAATCAAGGCCGTAGAATGTCTCGTCCAGGCTTTCGGGCATAGTCTCAACATCAACGGGCTCACCCCAATCATAAATAACACCCTCCAGCTCTCCCCATAATCCCAGGAAGTTAATGTCATAGAGATTCTTATTTATGCGCTGATAGCTCTTGAGTATTTCAATCTCTTCGGGCCTAGCCCAAGGATTGTCATAAACCGTGTAGTGGATCTTATGCACACCATTATTGCCATTGCCATTTTCAAAGAATCGCCTATATAACCAAGATGTTTTGCCGATAGGGTTGAAATCAGTAATTATCTGACTGAATGAACTTTCTCCCCCTCGAATAATCATCCGCAGCATGTCATAGTCTAGCGCCCTCATCTCCGTGGCCTCATTCATCCAAATAAAATCAATATCTGTCATAGACCGCGCTTTTTCATAATCATCTTTATTTTCCATGCTGAGAAATACTATCTTCAATCCCAATACCCGGGCCACATAATCACTTTTATTTAGCTTAAATTCGATCTTGTGTGCCTCGGCCCTCTTCTCTAATATCTCAAGCACAGTTGATTTAATTCGCGGCAATGTCTTCCGCACAACAACCGCCTTGAGCTTCTTGCCTGGCTGGAGGCGTGGCTGGAGGAGGAGCTTATCCGCTATTGAGTAGGTCTTGCCCGCATTCTTCCCACCTCTCACGCAGAGCTCGGGTGCTGTGCTTTGGAAAAGCTCTTGGTGCTTATGGTTAAGCACGGTGTTAAGATTTAGCTCCATTCTCATCCTTCGGTAAGAATTTATCAGAGAGGATTACAGCCTCGATCTGCCCTGACATATCTATCGGCTGCGTTATCTTCCCCTCTACTCTCTCGGCTATGAAATTGACCGCCCATGATTCACCCTCAATCGCTTTTTTCCATACGGATTTAACAAGCCATTCGACCCTCTTAAGCTTGACCTTCTCATTATTAAAAACACCTTCCCACTCCTTCTCGCCTTCTGTAACGATTAGCTCTCGGAGTGTCCGATTAAACGCAAGGCGCTCTTTGCTTATCTGACCATTGCGATTTATGCGAGGATCACCCTTTTTGAAATCACCTGCTCTCGGAGGTCGTTTAGCTGTATTGCTGCCGCTCATTTCCCCTCTGCCATGATCACATCTATCCTTTGCTTGTCCACAAGCCAATTCTTGAGCTTTGGGACGGCCTTATTATCTGGAGCGACAAATTCAAGCGAGACCTCCACTTTGTTGTCATGCCCTTTGAGTTGCTTGATTCGCGCTCCTATAATTGCTACGTTCATTTCATCACTAGGTTAATCACGAGGGTAACAATTAATGCTACGACCGCCCCAATTCCAGCGACCTTGATCTGCATGCTTCTCAATCGTTTGTCGAGATCCCTGATTCTATCCTTGATATCTAACAAGTCCACACCAAAGCCCTCTAATGCCCGCCTCACATATCCTTGCCAATCGGCGGACTTTAATCTCTGTGCGTTGTTATTCTCCTCCATCTTCGTCCTCATCGTCCTTGCTCTCGAATAGATGCCATATCGATAGGATTAACGGAATGACGCCCAATGCCTTTTGAAGCAACTTTTTAATGTTTGGAAATGCCATCATCATCCTCCGTCAAATAAATTACCGCATATCTGATATATTTTTTCCCGAACAGATTCTTGCCTGAAACGAACCTCGCCCTCA